GCGAGATTGTCTGAATAGGAAGAAAGCACTTTGCTTGAACCTTGGCAACCCTGCAGTACTAGCTCCAGTAAGGAGCGAAGTCTATCATGTTGATAGATGCCTGTATGCTAAACCAAGTCACTCATAAGAGGATGCTCTATTCCGCAGTACCCGACAATATGCCAATAACCAAAACAACAAACTATGGTTCAATGACGGTCACCCCTCACGGGGCTCGTATTACTATTCAAGAAAAGAATGGTGTTACGACGTCATACTTGCGACCCGCTCGTCCAACGTATATACGGAGGATAGGGAAGAAGGCTTCCATCACGTCCCACACGGGAAATGATGGCCGCTTTCGTCCTTGCAGCCATTCGCAAGAGAACTATATTGTTCGTCCCTTGTCATCCCTGTCGAGGATACAGCAATATACAGATCTGCCAGGCGCAAGCCCGAGTACACAAACTCGGATTTGGCTTTACGATCTGAATGCTGATGCACATGCCGCTAGATACACGCAGTTTACTACCGCGTGTAATCAAAACGTGCTCTCACTGAACTCTGTTCCGTGGGGTGCTTTGTCATCGACCGCTCTCCAGAATATGCTACCCAGCTTTAACGCTGGGGAAAACAGTCTGGTTAACTTCATCCTAGAGTTGAAAGACTTCAAGGATGTTTGGAAGTACGTAGCAGGCGGATTCGTTCGAAAGATCGACCGCATGAATGCATTCCGAGTCAAAGGCCGCGATGGCCGAGAACGGAGTCTTATGGTAGATATGGACCGGAATAAACCGCTCCAGAAGCTATCTAAGTACTACTTGGGTTACAACTTTGGTTGGAGACCACTCTATAATGATGTGGTTTCCCTCGTCCAATCACTTACGTCTTTCCAAAAGACGTATGACGAGTTGGTCCAGCGACAAAACCGTCCCCAGCAGAGATACTGGGGGCAGTGGATTGCTGGCACAGCTACAAATGAAGTCGTTAGATACGAACGTATCAACGGCCCAAATGGTGGCTGGATCGGCGTGTTCCAGGGTCATTCCCGGGTACGCGTCGTTCAAGAGAAAACCGATGGAATTCGCTATCACGCTACCTTACGGTATCGTTACAAGCTGCCATCGGAACTCTTTAGTACGGGCGGGAAGGTAAAATCCTTCCTTGATCTCTTGGGAGTAAGCAGAAATCCTGCTATACTATGGAATGCTATTCCATTTAGCTTCATCATTGACTGGGTAGTCAATGTTGGGCAATACCTTGAGAGGCTGAAAGTGGATAATATCCAGATTCAGACTGAGTTACTCGATTTTTGCCATAGTGCAAGGATTGAGCGCAGTGTACGCATGGATCTACAGGTGGATAATTGCTTTAAACCGTCGCCATATTCATATATGGCGATGGAGACGAGCGATGTCTGCACGAAACGTGAGTACCAACGAAGAGTCGGTATCCCCGATTTTAGAACAGCAATCGCAACAAGCGGACTCAGCCTAAGAGAGTTTTCCCTCGCGGGAGCTCTTATGGGCGCAAGGCGCGGGTATTGATAATACCTCGTCTAGCACAAGTAAGTTGCATGTCAAACTAGAGGACAATAAAGTCCTCTTTAACACTAACAAGCCTTATGCCATTAAGTGATAACCTGACCCTAAACCCTGGTAGCTACGGCGGCACAGCAGCAGATAAGATTTATAATCTAATCTTCCCTGCGTCGCCTACCAGCGGATCACTCCGCCGCGTAGCAGCCACTGCCCTCACCGCTCCGGAAACACACACGGTTAACCACCGCGTGCTTACCAAAAGCGACGGCATCAAAGTGAATCAACACCAGATTCGCGTTGACGAGACAGTACTCAGTACCCTTGCGGGTGCCCAAAAGATCGAAGCCTGGATGGTGATCAAAGCCCCCCAAGGGGTCTCTGAGATCACCGCTGCCAAGGTCAAAGATCTTGTTGGTCGGATGTTTGCAACCTGGATGGTTGCAGGCGCCGCTGATGCTATTCTCGCTGGCGAGTCTTGAGTGTGTTGAAAGACATACTTAGGACGCGAGCGCCATAATACAGCGTTAAGAGCGAAATGCTCTCGACAGCCGTAGCTATGGGTTGAAGCAGTCATGAAGTCACTGACAGGCAGACAGGCTAGGAGATATACGCTTATGCGACATCACAATAGCCCAAATCCCAGCTTTTACGCTGGACTGTTAGCCAGTGCCTACCATGACTTGGTAGGTGCTATTCTTCCTCAGAACGAGATCGAGCGCGATATTGAAGAAATTCAAAGTCGCACTCTTCATGAAGGGATAACGTTTTTAACAAAGACGTTACCCAGCCTCGGCAAGTCTATTGACATTGCCTTGGCCAATGGAAGTGTTCTCACCCAAAGCGGGTTCAAATCCGCTCATGGTACAGAACTACCCCGCTTCGCAGCAGGGCTGTTCAGAACACTGTTTCGATCAGACGGGCTACCATGGTTTGCAACCTGGAAGCCCGGGCTCCACTATATGCTAGGACAGATCCTAGTAGGAGAGGAGCCGGACCCGTCGTGGGAATCCACGGCGGGTGAGTTAGTTCGTTACGCCCAGATGGCAGACGATGAGTGGTACAAAGAATGGGGTGCTAACAAGCATCCCCTCGATGACAACTTCTCGGCTGCGCGAAATCGGGCGTGGAGTCTATTAGACCCAAATGCAACACAGCCTATTGGTGTGCTCCGATCAGGAGCAGACCAGTTCGCGAGGTTCTTGTTTCGGACGTTTAATTACGATCCGGCACATCCTCTCGATCAAAAGCTGCAAGCTTATGGATTCAGAGATTCCGTTCTAACCGCATGGCGGAGTGATCCGTCATGTAACGCACTCCGTGAGGAGTCCGTGGTAGCACTTAGAGCGTTGCGTCAAGTATGCTTCATGTTTTATAAACTAGAAGTACCTTATGCCACCGAAGCGAAGGAGCGAGTCATCGCTGACTTTGTTAAAACGGATGCTGAGCTTGATTACGAAAGTAGTCGGCTCGATAACCTGTCCCAGGCAGTGTTGCGTGACGCGAGGAAGATTATTCTTCGCGTTACTGCTAATGCTGATCCTAGTCAGGGCATCCCCAAACACGGTCCTGGAGCTGTTGCTACGGGAGAATATCCCGACGAAAAACACTTATTCAAACGGTACTACAGGCGATTAGCCCGTATGTTTCCCTATGATAAGTGGTTTTTACTCAACGACTCCGCCCTTTGTGACCAAATCCAATGGTTGCAAACCTTAGAGGAACACGAAGCTGGCACTGCGAAAGTAGTGCTAGTTCCGAAAGACTCTCGAGGGCCTCGCCTCATATCCTGTGAACCACTGGAATACCAGTGGATACAGCAAGCTCTCTGTCGTGTCTTGGTTGACACAATTGAGAACCATCCTCTCACGAGAGGCCGCATTAACTTTGCGGACCAAACTCGTAACAGGATGCTTTCACTTGCGGGAAGTCATACCCCATATAAATGGGTGACTCTCGATATGAAGGAGGCAAGTGATCGCGTTTCATTGAATCTGGTCAGAGACCTGTTTAATGACTCGTGGTACGATCATCTCTACGCAAGTAGAAGTGATCAAACCCGCTTGCCTGATGGCACTGTAGTTGCTTTGAAGAAATTCGCTCCAATGGGTTCAGCAGTATGCTTCCCAGTGGAGAGTTTAATCTTTTGGGCACTCAGTGTCGCAACGATTATGAATACACACAACGTGCCGCTCAGAAAAGCAGCAACCAACGTATATGTGTATGGGGACGATATAGTGTGTGACGAGGATTACCATCTCGTACTCACACAGCAATTGCCAAAGTTTAGCTTAATGCTGAACCTCAACAAGTGCTGCATTGCAGGACCCTTTAAAGAGTCCTGTGGGATGGATGCCTTTCACGGGCATTCTGTTACCCCTACGAAGATTCGTAGCATGTTACCTATCCGCCCTACGTCCAGTGGCCTTCAATCGTGGGTTGCGTATTCAAACGCATTCCATAGTGGAGGTCTGGTTCAGGCTGCAGAACACATACGGGTGGAGCTCCAGCAGATCATGAGATCTGCCGGTATGCATCCTATCCCCACCGTTTCGGGTGGGGAACCGAGTGTTTTTGCATTCGTGCGCCCAGACTGCAAGCTTGCCGTAGAAAACTCGAAACGATACATCCGTTATAATACACGGCTGCAGCGTCTAGAGGTCCTCGGTTATCGCTATAAGACACCGTCAGTGAAGACGGTGTCTGAGGGTTGGCCTCTTGCGCTTCGTGTGTTGTCAACATACGAAAGCAGGAGACCAGATACCGGTGAAGTGTTGAAAGACACCCCACCGCCCAAGCAGTTGCTGACTGGCCAGTACCCTATTGCTCACAGGGTCAAGCTTCAGAGAGCATGGACGCCGGCGGCCTAGAAGGCCGCCGGTAGATAAGATTGACATTAATACGTCAACACGG